GATTCTCATATCCCAGATTCATCTCGATCACGTAATTGTCCGGGGCTGTTCCAGTTGCGTATCCTGGGAATGAAGGTGCCGAAGGTGCGGAGATTTCGTTGAGCGCGAACACCAAATTGGTTGGCATGTCAGACACCAATAGTGCCCGCTGAGATCCTCCAGTTGCCGTAAACAGATTATGCTTGAAGACCGGCCAGTAGTTTGAACCGGCGAGTGTCACGCACGAGGACCAAGTGTCGAACCGATTGCCTACCACTTTCACTCGCCCACTCGAAACGAGGTAGAGTCCATAAGCTGAGTTCGTGTTCGAGTTGGAGATGACGTTGTTTAGCAACTGAAGATTCTCTGCTCGTTCGATACGGAGCGTTTGGTTGTAGGTCGTCCAGCCAGTCCCCCCGAACGTGCAGTTCTCCACAACCACGTTGTCACAATCTATAAGCAAAAGGTTCGGCTCAATTGAGAACGGAACAGATGAATTCTTCAGCCGCAATCCATCGAAGTTCCGAATGATAAACCCAGCATCGAACGCGACTGGATTTGTGCCTGACTGCTTGGTGTTCGCTAGAACACCGTCAATCGTCCAGTTTCGGAACGGCCTGGAAACGTTCGTCGAAGCCGTGCCGGTTTGTATTGTCGCGTTTCTTGAACCAGAAGATCCGGTCACGTTGTAAATCCCAATCCGTTCGATCAGATTAGTCGTGTAGTCGTATCCAACGAACCCACGGATGTTCTGAGCGTGTGTGCTCCGCAGGTTTCCGCCTGTCACAACTACGTCACGGATTGGCATGGAATGTTGCCCGATACCGATCGAATCGTCACCGGAAACGATGTCGGGACCAATGATCCTTCCGTACTGCCCACCCGTGATGTGAATCCCATCCTGATAGACGTAGCTTCCATCCTCTCCGCCGTTGCGGATCTTTGGAAGATTCACAACCCAATTGCTTGCCGCAATTGTCATTGCCCACGCTCGGTAGGTGCGCTCGATAAAAGGTCGGTCAATCGTCAAGTCTGAGACGCCCTGCATGAATACGTGGAACCCGAAGTAGTTCGTGTCCTCTGTCCGGCAACGGATGCCGGTCAGCGTGATGTTGGAATTTACCAGCGACAACTCCCCAAGAATTTGCCAACCGGTCATTCCGGAATTCTTGACCGTCGCTTCCTGCGGTAATGCGTCGGCAGTTGACGATGGAATCTGGCGAATGAAGACCGCATCCGGATGCATCTCGAACTTGCAGTTGCTTGGAATACTGATCGAGTTGGTTACGACATACCGGCCGCCGACAGAGATTCTTGCGACCTTGTTGTTCTCAGCCGCAAAAATCAGAGCCTCGTTGATTCTTTCCGACGTGTCGGACTCGGACGGAAACACCCCAAAAGACGTCAAATCACCAGGCCAGTTATGCACCCACCGACCGACTCCGGTTCCTGTAGCCAGCCGAAACTGATTCGTTGTGAGTGCATTGGTCTGTTCGTATTTATACGCCAATGGCTCAGGGAATGCTTGATTTGTTGCAGCTCCCCGCACGTAAACCGTCTCAATGGAATTGGTAGTCGGTTTCCGTCGCTGAAGATCCGCCAGCGTGTTGACGGTTGTGGCTGGCTGAGCCAGCGCCGTGAAACAAAACGCAAGCAGGATGAGGAAGATGTATTTCATTCGCGTTGGAAGATCGAGAAGCCGTTTTCGGAAGCGTCGTAGAACCCTGCCACACCATCATCTGGACCTTCGTAGTCTGCGTCGAGGACGAAGGTCGCCGGTCGCCCATTGCCGGCTTCCCCGATGTCCACGCGGGTCGCTGCGATCGTGACGGCTTGGGCGTCTGCGAGAGTCGCAAAGTAAGGGTAATCCTGACGAACCGTTGGCACTGTTCCTCCTCCGATTTCGTCGAGTGGGTAGGTTCCGGACCCGCCTGGAACGACGATGGTGAACTCTCGAGTCTGAGGGATGTTGATCGTGTAAGGCCCAGCCTGGAGGGTGAACGAATAGGCAGCCGTTGTGGTGTGCGTGTAGAAAATCTCGGCGACGTTCTGCTGCAACGCTCCGTTGTCGTCGAACGGAGGGTTGCTCATCCGCACGCGGATAGGTACTCCGGTTGCCAGAGCCCCGGAACCGCGCTTGAGAATGCCGGCGATGGTTGCCATCAGAGTTTCATTTGCGCCGCTTTGCGTGCCGTTGCCTTGTAGAGCGCTTCGGCCTGCCTTGGGGCTGCAATCATGCGTGCTCGCCATCCCTCGCGCTCAACGCGCTCCGAGTGCTTCTGAGCGAACGGCAAATCGTTTGAGCATCGGATTTCGAAAATGTTGTCCGAACCTGAACCCGTGAATGCCCCAGGAATTCCCCTGTGTCTTGCTACCCATGCCGGGGGACGAAACGTCGACTTACCACGAAGCGCGTCGATTGCGTAAAGCGCGTAAAGGAATCCTGCCTTTGCTACGCCTGTCAGCTTCTTCTTGGCCTTCTTGAATCTCTCGACGTTCTGAGACTTGAACGCAAACCACTGTGGGTTTCCTTTTCTGGCTCTGCCTTTTTCGTTCCGCGAATAGTTGTGCTTGTCCTTGTCCGGCTTTTCGACAACGCCAGCAACCTTCTTAAAACCGATCTCTCGCAAGATGGCTTCCGCTTTGAGCGCGTTCTTGGTCGACGCAATCCGCTTGAACACCTTGGCAATCTCAGGCTTTCGAATGATGGCAAAAACGCTGTCCATTCCGCGGAAAACCCGGTCGACATCCCTACCGATTGCGCTTTCTCCAAGCTTCTTCTGTGACCCTGCCGATTCCTTGAGCGGAGAACTGCCGAAAGGAGGAAGAAGCTTGATCGCGTCCCGACACCAAAGCGCCCCTTGATCCAAGACAACCTCGCGTTGGGTCTTGCCTTGGAGTTCGCCAAGCCGCCTAAGCGCCTCGGTGAATGCGTCAATGTCGGGTTCGATCTTCACTCGTTTTTGGAGATGAGGGACAAGATCCACTTGACCGAAGTCTTTTGAACCGAATCCACCGCCCAATCGGTACCGTCAACCGTCACCGTGTGGCCCGCTTCCGGCGTGTAATCCTCGCTCGTCAGGAATGAGAGCGTGGCGGTTGCTTCAACCCTGATCCCACCAGGCGTCAGAGAGTCGCCGAATCCTTGGACATCCAGAACGCAAGGGAAGGTTCCCGTCACACCGTCAGCCGTGAACGTGTCGCCGAGGTCTTCCTGTAAGACCATCTCGGCTTCAATGAGTGCGTCGCGGATTTCGGACATAGGAGAAAGGCCGCTGGCCGGACCACCACGAACCGACCAGCGGCTTGCAACAACCCCCACTAGAACTTGAGTCCGATGGTCGCGGAAACCGCCGAAGAGTCAGCGGTGGAAGCGCCGTGAGTCACCTTTCCGCGCACGTAACGAGCGCAGTTGCTCGGAAGGCGAACGCGGATGACTTGTGCGCCGATGCCAGCGCCACCGGCACCGGTGAATACCTTGGTGTAAAGCGTGGCGTCGATGGTCGAGAAGTTCGTGGCAGCGCACGTCTCTATGATGTATGTCGATGTCCGGGTGTCCGGAGCCATTGTTGCGTTGAGCGCCGGGACGCTCATTTCGATTTCAACCTCTTCAGGCTTGAACGTGTCGGCGCCCAAGTCGAAAGGAGTTGCCTGGTTCGTGCTCGATGAAGCAGACGAAGGCAGCGCGAAAGTCGTGCTGTAAGTCGAGTCCGTGATGTTTCTGGCGTATTCGTTTGCCATAAGATTTGTGCGTTGGCTGTTTGGTTTCGGGTGTTACAGCGCGAGCGTTTCCGTGGACACAATGTTGTCGGTGACGACAATAGGGATTCCGAATGCGCTGGTCGGATACGGCGCCACAATCTCCATGGCTCCGCTGGCTTTCGCAGTCGGGCCAACGTTAAGCGTCACGGTGCGGGACGCCTGCAACTGGTAGGCTGAGCGTCGGTTCATGAAGATCACGTTCGGCTGCACGCCAACCGGGAACTTGCTGAGAGCGCTTGCGATGAGGGCGTCGGTCAGACCCTTGGTGCTGTCCGTGGTCAGCTTCTTGATTCGCGCCACGGCATACGGATTGACCATCTGGAGGCCGATCCATCCGGTGAGGTCGGCAACAAAGCTGGGAACGTTGCTGATGGTTTCCGTGCGCCACTCGCTGAGTTCAAGCGACGTGTTGTTTCCGAGGACGAGCTGCGTGCTCTGCGGGCCAGTGGCGCACAGGTAGACAGAGGACGCGATGTTGTCGGTGGTTCCGCCTGCATCAACCACCATGTTCGTGGTGTCGTGCAACTGGAGAAGCCCCGGGAACCCGTTGGCATTGCCACCGTGGGTCGTGTTGGTGCCGTAGAACAACTGCTGTCCAACTTCGATGAGAGCCTGGCGCATCACGCCCATGGCTTCCATTGCCTGCCACGCAGCGGCGCCATCCTCATACGCGCTGGCAACCGCTTTGTCGGCGGTGACCAATGCGGAGAGAATGAAGCATTCCACCATTCGATTGACGAAGGTGGACTGCCCAGCGGTCGCGGCGCCGTTGGCTTGCCGGAATCCGACGGCAGGGTAAGCGGTCCGCGAGACAGTCTTGTAGGACGTGCCTCGAATCGTGCGTGCCGGAAGAACAGCGAATTCCGGCGCCGAGGTGATGACTTCCTCAATCAAGCCAACGACCGTGTCGGACCCATTGAGTTTTGCGATGTCGAGAAGAGTGTGTGCCATAATCGTTTTCCTCCTGTGAGTGGATGGTTAGTTGCGCTTCGAAGAAGCAGCGATTGCAGCGGTTGCCCGCTCCAGGCCGGTCTTGGCCTGCGGTTTCTGTTCTTGGTTTCCTTGGCCCATCTTGTGACCAAGATCGCCAACGGAAGCCGCCTTGATGCTGGCCATCTGGACGCCTGCAACAGCGCGATCGGTGACGTGAGCCTTCACCCATGCAGCGCGGGTTTCGGGTTTGTCCTCGATCTTGCCTTCGCTCACGGCGCGATCGACAGCCGCCTCGGCGAATGCCTGGCGCGTTTCGGCGTGTGCCTTGGTTTCAGCTTCGAGTGAAGCCTTGGAGGACTCGGAGTCGGCCTTGTTCTTGTTGATCCATGCAGTCACTTGCGCTGCCGCCTGTTCGTCCGTCGATTCGGCGGAAGCGACAAGCCCGCACGTTGCGAGAATACCCATTAGGGCTTTCATGTCTTCCTTGTGTTTGTCGGTTGTGCTTCCGCCAACGTCGGCGGGTTTTTCCTGCGACGAAGCCGCAGAAATCTTGTCGACCGCATAAGCTGCCAAGGCCTTGGGAACCTTGTTGAACTTGGATGCGTCAAACTTGTTGAACTTGGCAGCGTCGCTTGTGCTTTGGTCTGCGATGCCAGCCGCGACAGCCTCGGCTCCGGTGTACCAAGTCTCCTCTTCCATGGCCCTGAGTACGTCCTCGCGTCGTCGCCTGGAACGTCCAGCCATCACGTCCGCGATCACGTCCCGATGTTTGTCGAGTACGTCCGCGTTTTTCCGCATTTCTCGGGAGTTGCCTACAGCAACCGACCAAGGGTCGTGTTCCATCACCAAGGCCGAGTCCGGAACGATACGAACGGCGCCGGCTTGAAGGATGAGGGAAGCGATCGAAAGCGCGTAGCCGTCAACGCGCACAGTGACTCCGCCGCGGTCCTTGATCGCATTGAAGATCGCAAGACCGTCGTCGATTGCACCTCCGGGGGAGTTAAGCCCGATCGTGACTGCGGTTCCTTCAGGGATTGACTCGAGAGCGTTCCGGAATCCGGTGGAGTAGGTGCAGGAGTTGTCATCCCATGAATCTCCGATGAATCCGTCGACGATGATTTCCGCCTTCGCCTCACCTTGGTTTCGAATTGAAAGCCAGCCTTCCCTCATACGGTTGCTCCTTGTGGTTGTTCTGCCGGCTTCTGAAGTGTCGTTGCCAAAGCCGAATCCGATCCCCTCATCTGAAGTGCCAGCTCGAATGAAACACCGGTCTTTTCCGCGAGCTTCTGAGCGCGTTGGATTCTCTGCTCGGCTTCCGCGTCGATCTGGTCTTCGTGCCTCCGCCAGTCGGTTCCCCATCGACCGTGAAACTCTTGACGGGACATGTACCCGCCCTTCACGTCCTCGCGGTCCTGAGCGGCTTCCCGCCCAGAGTCGACGGTGGGAGACTTTGGCATCTGCCAGGAGACCGCGTCTCGCCAACCAACCGGAAGGCGTTCGCGTCCCATGACAAACTCGATCACGTAGTTGCGGATACGGAGAAGTTGGCGAGCGATCCGCGCCTGAGTCTGCTCAAACACTCGGGAAGCAACTGCGATGTCCCTGCGAGTGTCGGCGCCGCCCACCTTGATCTGGAGAACCACCGAGGGCGGAATCCTTCCTGACAGGATGATCATGTGACCAAGCCAGTCCACAAAGTCGGTAAACCGCTCGTTGGGAACCTCGGCCTTGTACGCCTGCCATGTGTCACCGCGCTTGATGACTTTCGCCTCGGCTCCAAACTGCTCCCGGTAATACTTGGCGCCGTCCTCGTCATCGCTACCGTTGAGCGTGGCACCTCCTGTCTTGATCAAATCGTCCGGGTCAATCTCGCCGGACTCGGTTGTGATGATGTCCGTTTTCCCAGCCGCTTCCTTCACCGCCTGCTTGTAGAGCGCAAAAATGTCGTGGATGTCCCTGGCGGTAGGGAACGCCGCGGCAAGCAACGGGATGCCTCGAACCTGACCCGGTCTTTCCGGGTCGAACTGATGAATGAAGTTCTTCCTGTCGACTTTCTCAAACGTCTCTTGATTCAGCGGGTTGCAAAAACGAATGTCGTAGGCAGTCGGCTCGTTGTATTTGCCGAGCCAAACCCCGTCGAAGTAGTCCGCAGACAACGTTCGGTATTTCGAACCGATGTCAACACCGTCAATAGCGACAACCTTCGGCTGGTTGAAATCGTTGCTGGTCAGGATCGTTCCCGAGTCACCGGACACAAGCTCGGCGCGGTAGAGTTGCGCCTGGAGCATTGGCCAGTTTGTTCCGCCTCGAAGCTCGCAGTGCTCGGCGAACTCTTGGAAGACTTCGTCGGAACGCTTGTCAAAGCCTTCGATTCCCGTGCTGGAGTATGGCCAGAGACCGGACCCGATGACGTATGTGACGAGCCGCTCAATGATCCCGCGATAAAACGGCGCATTGTCGTAAAGATCCCGCGAGTCATCGACAAGACGGCGCCGAATCGTTGGCGTGATCTCGCGGTAAATGTGCTGCGCCGTGAATGACGGAGAGGAGCGATTGTAGCCTTCGGACGTTTGGAACCGCGCCTGCGGACGCTGAAACATCCCACGCGACGGAACACCCAAGGCGCCCAGGCAGCGTTGCAGTTGCGGGGAGTGCGTGTTCAATGCACAAGCCTCGCGAAAGATGTTGAGACGTACCGAACAGGCGGGAGTATCAGCGCAATCGCATCAGCAACGGCGTCCTCAGCAATGAAGTCCCGCGCCCACTCGGTCAGCGCTGCCAAGTCCTCCAGACCCATGTCCTCCGCGAATTCGTAGGAGGAAGAAGTCCCGGTCGATGAAGCGGACGTGAGACGCTTGCCTCCCGCGGTGATCTGACGCATCACAACGTCATCGATGCCGTCAAGGTAGGCATCGCGCCCCGCTTCGGTCGACGGGTCCGCATTCCGGTACACTGCCCGGAGAAACCACTTGCGAACTCGAACGGCAGGAAGCGCCACGGGTTGAGCGTGGCGAATGAATCACCCGAGAAACAGAGTCACTCTAGAAGCCTGCGTGTTACTGTGGGAGACTGGGTGCGCTTGCATGGTTCCGGATTCTTGGCGAGCCATGCAATGGCAGCGGTTAGTGTGGTGCGTTGCGCGATCATTCGGAAGCCTCGGCGCTTCATCCAGACGACGTAGGAACGGGAGCGGCCAAGACGGGAAGCGAGTTCCTTTGCTGACAGAAGAGGTTCGTCAATCATGTTGCATCCTCCTGTCTTCGCTTGGCGCCAATCCACGGGAGAAGGCCATGGAACAAGGCAAACGCCGTGCCCTGGATCTCGCAGTCAAGGTAGTGGTCGCGAGCGGCTTTGCTTCGCTTCTCCCATTCCCAGACCTGGCGGCCTGTGCGCGTGTGGGATGTCGGCCTCTTGATCTTGGAATCCATCTGGGTCCAATACTCAGGGTCTTTATCGGCATCAGCCACCACCTCCCACCGGATGCCATGGCTTCGGCCAATCCCTCCGCGCAGTTCATGGAGAATGTCATGGATGTAGGGACCGGCGAACTGGAACACGCGGAGTTCATATTCAGAATGCGGGAGGTCGGCGGGGTTGGTTCCGAAAGGCATCGGCTGAGCACCGGCCTTCTTCACCCATCGCTTTTCGCGGTCGAAGCCCTTGGCAGGGGTCCACCCAACGCGCAGAGGACAAGATCCGCGGCGCGGAATGTCGCGCCCCCTGGAAGCGCACTCGCGGAAGATTTCGGCCTGCTTCACACCGTCGCCTGAGTCGATGACGACGTGGTGCGGAAGAACCGCCATGCGCTGAGCGACGGCGTCAAGATCCGCCCAGGAATCACACGTTCCAAACCCTACGCGCCGGCTGTTTCCGGTGTTTGCGTCCCATTCGCGGCAGACCCAATAGAACGCCGGCTGTCCTCGCTGGCAGTCGATGGAAAGAATCCGGACGGCTCCGGATGCAATCGGCTCGGATGCCGTCAGGAGGATTGTCTCTGTGCGTTGTTCCTTCTCGCTTTGGCTCTCCCATGGCTCAGCCAGCATGCCATTGACGAAGCCTTGGACGCCTTCAATCGACCGTAGGCCCATCAGCCATGCGCGAGCCATCAAGCCGAATGTTGTCGTCGGTGACGAAGCGTAGAGGCTTGGAAGGTGGTAGGACCGGAAGGATGACGGCGCCAAGGCAGTTGGCTTCCAATTCCCGTTCCGAACCATCTCCGTCTTGTGGTGGTTCTCGATCTTTCCGTTGCAGTGAGGACAGACGCAATGCGCGGACGCCACTACACGGTCAAAGTCCCACGTGATGTCATCCCGCTTGGCTGTTTCGTCCCACGCAATATGCGCGTCCCGTGAGTCCGATTTCAGCGCCGACTGACCTTTCAGCCATGAAAGAAACACCCCGGCACGGCAATGCGGACATGGGACCAGAAAACGGCGCTGGTCACCCTTGAGGAACTCCACCCACCCAGGACCGTCCGAGGTTGACGGCGTGGAGGTCTTGATGCGCTTCGGCATCGCCGCGTCCTTCACGCGCTGCTCTGCCAGGTTGATGGCGCCAGCCTCTCCGCCGCGGGTCTCCACGGGGAACTTGTCCATTTCGTCCAGAGCCACGATGCGCTTTGGGCGGGAGGAGAGTCCCGCTCGAGAGTTTGACCCCACGAAATTGACCCAGGAGCCGCCGACCTTTTGCGCGAGGTTCGCCCACTTGTGGCGCTGCGAGCCGCGCGGGATGAGTGGCGCGAGGTTCTTGTTCAACTCGACGAACGGCATCCAGCGGCTTTGAGAAAATGAACGCGCAAGATCCTTGTCCGGCATCACCCAGAGAATCCCACACGGGTCGCAG